CTCACAAGAAATGGTTCATATTTTTATGGAAAAAATTGGTTTCCCTCATTCAGGAAAAGGTGACAAATATCGAAACATTTCTAATACATTAATTGATTGTTCTGTTATGCAGATACCTTATCAGTCAGAACTAATGAAAAGAATTAGGAAAGAAATTAGTTTGACTGCTAAAGATAAGAAAAAATATGGGTTAGAAAAATTAAGATTTAAAAGTAGAAACACGATTAGTATTCATAAACGTTCTGAATTAGAAAAAGTTGTTAAATGGGTAAAGGGTTCTGGTTTTGAAAATGAAGATACAAGAACATTTATAAAAAATGTTGAAAGTGGGTATGTTTTCCTTCCTATTAAGAAAATTGAAGAATCTGAGTCTATTACGGTTGATTTTTCAATGAAAGAAACTCATTCATTTATTTCAAATGGAATTGTATCTCATAACACGCCATATCAGGCTGATGACCTTTATTCCGATTTAAAGAAGGACCCAAAGTTTAAGGTTTTTGAATATCCGGCAATATTCCCGGACGGGCGTTTGTTAGCTCCTGACCGCTTTACGTTCAAAAAGCTGATGGAGGAAAAGAAGTCTCTTGGGACTCTGGTGTTTAGTAGAGAGTATTTAGTCGTACCTATCTCAGACGATAGTACAATCTTTCCCTGGGAGATACTTATGAGGAGTACAATCGGGATGGAAAATATTAAGTTGGTCGAGAACATTGTCAGCTTTCCTATCAAGTTAACACGTGTGGTGATAGGGTGTGACTTTGCTGTATCGGGGAATGTAGGTGCTGACTTTACGTGTTATACCGTGTGGGGAAGAGATATTCAAGGGAATTACTATCTATTGTACATATATCGTCAAAAGGGGTTGTCGCATAACGAACAAATATCTAGGATAGAGCAGCTTAATCATGCGTTCCACCCTCATGAAATTGTTGTAGAAAATAACGGATTTCAGAACATTCTAGCGGATATGTGTGTACAAAGGGGTATTAAAAATATTCACCCGTTTACGACGACATCTGGAAATAAGAAGGATTTGCGCACAGGATGGGCATCTTTAGCTGCTTTGTATGAAAGAGGGGTTTTAAAGTGTCCCTATCATCCTGATACTCGGGAACGTGTTGATCAAATGTTTGGGGAGTTTAATAGTGTGGCTTTCCGAAGCGATAAAGGAACTTTGGAAAGTATAAGTGGACATGATGATACGGTTTCGTCGTCGTTTATGGCAATAAATAGATTAAGAGAAAACACTGTTTTAATAAAGGTTGATTCGGTTTAATTATGAATAAAAAGGTCGATGCTATTCTTTCGCCTAATTTTGTCGAAGAGATGTTAAAACTAGCATTTGCAAACCGGGCGTTTGCTGCTATGGTTATTGATAATCTCGATTTAAGCAATTTCCCTAGGGAGTTAGGTGGGTGCAAAGCTATGTTAAAAGTCTTATCCGATGAAATGAATCGGAATGGGAATTTAGCTACATTAGGGATGGTTGAAATGACGTACCCTAATAATAAAGACGTCTTAAAGAAAATTGAAGATATTAAAAATCTGAAGACTCCGGATTATGAACCGATGGTTCAGCAATTGGAAACGTTTATCAAACGTCAGACTTTTGTTGCGGTTCAACGTCAGGTATCCGACATGTACAATGAAGGCAAACCGGACGAGGCAATGGCGTTATTAGAAAAACGAATGTATGAGATAAACAGTTTTTCTCTTGAACGAGGAAAAGGAAAGTTTACCCGTATTTATCGCGACTTGATGAAGGACGTAAATAGTCTTCAGATGGAAGCCGAAGACGAACAAAGACGTACAAAAATTCCGATAGGGATTACAACCTTAGATGAGATTACCGATGGAGGAGTCCCTAGGCAGGATACGGCTTTGTTTATTATGCGTTCAGGTGTTGGAAAGTCAACTTGGCTGAGATATGTGGGGTGGTACAACACTTCTATTGCGCATAATCATGTTTTACATGTACAGTTAGAAGGGGGTCGTAAGGAAGTTACGGCGAAGTACGATCAAATGCTTGCTAATACCACCTATTCAAAGATTATGAAGGGGGATTTGTCTGAGGACACATACAAGCGTTTAAAAGCAATTGTTAATCGGGCAATAACTGTAAATAGTGATATAGACGTATATTCATCTGATGAAATGATGGATACAACTATTTCTGATTTGGTAAGTGCAATTGAAGACTATAAAAAGGAGTATGGGTATTATCCAGATTTGATAGCAGTTGACTCTATTGATTTGATGTTGACAGGTGAAAACAAAAAGATCGACTTTGATCCGAACTTTATCAAATATAGGCTTCAAAAGATTGCTCAACGGTTTAAAGACATTGCTAAAACGTATGATTGTGTAGTGTGGACAGTAGCCCAAACCGGAGATATTCCCTTTGAACTTTGGAATAATCCTCAGTGGGTGATTACTCGACAACACACCGAAGGTGACCGAACACTTATTAAGCCGTTTTCATTTGTGTTTACTGGAAATGCTACACTGGAAGAAGGGAAAGCTCAAATCGCTCGTATTTATTGTGATAAGCTTCGTAATTATAAGAATAACGGGATCATAGTTAGGATTCCTACTAATTATGAAAATGGTTTTTTCTATGATTTACCCCGGTCAACTACTGTCGAACAAATTCTTGATATGTCGGCTTTAGAAAAGCTAGAATCTAAACGAGGTAAAAAGTCAAATGGAGAATCGGTTGTTGGGGATCGTAAAGAGCGTGTAGAGATAGAACCAGGTGTGTGGGTGACTCAGGTAGTGAAAGGAAATGAAGAGGTCGTTTCGGAGCCAGAAGAGATAAAAGAAGAGCGAGCTAAACGGGAGTCTTTAAAAGCGTGGAGACACAAGAAGGATGAAAAGAAACCTATCCCAAGAAAGAAGTCATGAGGTACGACAAAGAACAGATAATTGTTGATTTTGGGTTGAAGCCGTTTGGTTCCCAGGGTTGGATGACCAATAAGGGTATGGAGTGCCCCTATTGTGGAAAGAGTGGGAAGTGGGGAATTATCTTTAATGATACAGGTATAGCCACGTTCCATTGTTGGAAATGCCCTCGGAAGGTTTCTTTGTATGAGTTTCTTAAAAAGTTAGGTCGTACGGATTTAGCAAAAAAGACGTATACTGTTAAGCCCGATGAAATAGATAAGTGCCCTAAATTAGTGTCTAATGACGAAGATAAGCCACTATGGGTACAGGAAGAAGAACTTGTTAAGGAAGAAGATTTAAAGCCTGTATCGCTTCCGTTGAGACTCAAACCATTGGTGAATGATTCTTATTTGAATAACCGGGGGTTTCGTGAAGAACATTACAAACAGTTTGAACCTTCCTACACGGATACTCCGCTTGAGCCTAAACTCAAAAATTTTATCATCTTTAAAATGAAGGTTGATGGGGTTTGTGTAGCGTGGTGGGCGCGTAGTAGATATACAAAAGAGTGGCACAAAGAAAATCTTGAAGCCTACAAACGACATGAAGCTGATTTAGTGTTGCGTTATCGAAACAGTGAAAACAACTTTCAGGATTTGTTAGGAGGATGTGATGAAATTGTACTTGGAAAAACGGAGACAGTAATACTCGTAGAAGGTATTTTTGATGCGGTGAATATACAGAATCTTTTGGGACTGAATGATGTCGATGATATTAAATGTTGTTTTACGTTTGGGAATAATATCGGAGATGGGCAAATTAAGATGCTCAAGAAAAAAGGAATAAAAAATATAATACTTTTGTACGACTATGGAACCATTAATGAAAGTAAAGAAGCTTCCCTGAAAATAAGGGAAATTTTTGATAGGGTATATGTGACAGCCATTCGGCGTGAGGGGGTTGATCCAGGAAATATAGATATAGAATATCTTGAAGAAGTATTACAAGGGGCGATTGACCCAATCAACTTCTTTTATAATAGAGTAGAAGTGAAATTATAGGATATGGAAAACAAGTTAGAATCTGGCGATAAATTAATTGCTCGTAAGGAGTTTTTGATAAAATTGCAGTTGGAATATCTGACGCATAAGCTACGTTCTCAGATTTATCGTGATGAAAGATATGCTAAAGTTGCGTCGGACATAGCCGATAAGAAGAAATTGAAAATTCAAGAGGTAAGCGTGAAATTTGGATTGAAGTCCATTTTTAATGGGTTGAGCGTCAATAAATTTGTCAAGAAGTATTTTTTGAAACCAACCGGAGTTCCTTTCTTTCAATATAAAGATAACGAGCAACGTCGGGTTCAAAGCAATTATGACATGTGGTACTTGCTGTATCGTGGAACTAAGGTTTTCTATAAAGGGCAATTGGCAGAGGTTGTTTTGAACGATCCTTCGAAAGAAGAAGTAATGATTCGAATCTCAGAACGAGAATTTTTCGTTAAATATAGTGAATTACAAATTAAAAATGATTGGAAATGGATTTAAAAATTTTGAATGTAAGTAACAATGCTCTTCCGGAGTACAAAACAAAAGACAGTTCAGGACTTGATTTACGGGCTTATTTACCCGATGGACCGCTAACACTTCAACCTGGACAACGTAGGGTGATTCCTACTGGTTTGTATATGGAAATTGAGCCGGGTTACGAAGGACAGGTTCGTCCTCGCAGTGGTCGTGCTGTTAAGCAAGGGTTAACTGTAATTAATTCTCCTGGAACTATCGACGCTGATTACCGGGGGGAGGTAGGTGTTCCGTTGATTAACCTGTCGACAGAACCCCAGACGATTGAAAATGGAGACCGTATTGCTCAAATTGTGTTTTCAGCTTATGCTAAGGCAGAAATCACTGAAGTTGGAGCGATCGAGGAACTGTCTGATACAGAAAGAGGAGCAGGTGGATTTGGACACACTGGAAAGAAATAATCCAATATTTTCTGGATTTTCATAACTTTATCGAAAATATCATGTATATTTGTAGTGTAAAAACAATGAATTATTAATTAAACAAAGACGATTATGGAAGCGAATTTAAAACTCAGAGTAAAGATGCGGACTTATTCTGTAGAAAAACTTCAGGCTGTTATTGACAATGAAGACTCAACCGAAGCCGAAGTTGCAACTGCAACAGAATTGCTGAAACGTAAAGTAGGAAAAGTTCCTGCTATGAAGAAGAAAACTGAAGAAGAAACCGTGGTGGAAAATGGAAAGAAAGTTGCTCCGAAAAAAGCTGAAGAATCTGAAGAGGAAAAGTTGGAAACTGACAACAGTGAGGAACAACTGACAGACGAAGAAAGAACCCGTTTGGAAAAAGCTGAAAAACAGTTTGACGAAAGACAGAAGAACCGGAAGACTGCTTCGAAGTCCGACAAGAAAATGGGTAAAGCCGAAAAGAAAGAAAAAGTTCACCGGGAAACAAAACGTGAAAATCTCGAAGAATCTGAAGAAGTTCCGGGATTGAAAAACGGTTCAAAAGTAACCCTGAAAGGGGAATCCGAAGTTGGAGAAATTGTTCGCCTTTATCGTTCTTCTGATGGTAAGGAGAAATGTATGGTGAAATTCGGTGATAGCAAACCTATTAAGAAACGTGTAACGGCATTGGAGTTTGCAAAAGAGAAAACTACTCCGGAAAAGAAAACTCCTTCTAAAAAGAAATAAATGAACGGAGAGAGTATAGTGCTTGTGAAAGGAATATCGGGGAGCGGGAAATCTACAAGGGTTTATCTGTTCCTCGATTTTCTTAAATCACTTGGTATGGAGCTCAAACCGTACATGTTCACAACACTTGACGGTAAGAGCAAGCAGGTTGGTGTCTATTCAGAAGATTTTAATATGGTGTTCGTGGGGGGGTATTATGAGGTTGGTGGTATAGGACGCTGGCAGGGGTATGATATCATGACATACCGGTTGTGTAAAGCCGAGGGTCTTTCCTACTTTCTTGAAAAAACTGCTGAGCAAGGACATGACGTGCTGATAGATGGTGCAGGAACAACGGCGTCGTGGAGATTACGTCCTTTAGATTTATATGGGACATGCGGATTTACTAACATTCTTCATGTTCGTTACGATTATCGTGATGATCAATGGGGCGAATACTGTGATAGGATTACATATAGGTCTGGGAAGCCTCCTAAGGGGGATTCCATGTGGCATAAACACAGAACATTCCAACACGACTTTGAGAGGGCCGTACAAGAAGGAAACGAGGTGATAGAAGCCGGGGGCAATGTAGTGTTGCATGACATGCCTTATGATGCCCCGGTATGGGATTTGGGTGTTCATATTTTCGATTTCTTTGAAATGCCTGAATTGGGTTCAGAGTTCAAGCTTCATTGTGAGGGTTCAGACTATATTGAAAGAAACTTTTTTAATGAATTCCAGAAAATAAAATGAAATTTCGAGGGCGTATATATTGTATAGAATGTACTGTAAATCATAAGTGGTATATTGGTCAAACTTCTAGAAGTTTACAAGTTCGGATGAATGGGCATATCAAGTTAGCTCTGAGGGGAGGGGAATTTGCTTTAAGTCGTGCTATACGAAAATACGGCGTTGAAAACTTTGTAATCGAGGAAATCATGTGGGTTGAGGCTCCTAATAAACAGTCTCTAAAACGGAAACTAGATTTTCTTGAACGTCATTTTATAGCCCGTTACGACACGAAACATACGGGTTATAATATGACGGAAGGAGGAGAAGGTGTATTAGGAATTCAATTTGATGAAGAGTCTAGAATAAAAATGTCTGAATCTGCTAAAAATAGATGCGATGAAAATTTTAGAAGAAGACAATCTATTGTTGCTAAACGTTTATGGCAAAAGGAATCTTTTCAAAAGTTAAGGTCAGAAGCCGCCCATTTGAATTTATTAAATAAAGAAGTTCAGAAAAAGATGGGTTTGGCTCGCCGAGGATTAAAGTTTACTGAAGAGCATAAGAAGAAAATAGGTTTAGCCGTAAGCGGGGAAAGGAATGGTATGTATGGGAAAAGCCACCCAAAAGAATTTATTGAAAAATTTACTAAGAAAGTTTATCAATATACTCCAGAGGGGGTTTTAGTGAAAGAATGGTTTTCTATTATTGATATTAAAAGAGAATTGAAAATAGGCAGAAAATGTTTAAAGAAAGCTATTGCAAATCAATTTATTTATCATGGTTATATTTGGAAATTTAAAAGATGAAAAAGAATAAAATTATTCCAGTCCCTAACGAAAATTTTCAATATTATTTGTATTGGATTACTAAAAGAATGGAAATTTTTTGGAACAAATACGAGGGTAAACGCGCCCCATGGACGGACGATCCTATATTACAAAAATATAAATTTTGTAATACGTACAGGTGCCTCGACAGAGTTAGTCAGTACCTGTTGAGCCACGTGATTTATAACGGTAAACAGTATGAGCCGGAAGACATGTTTTTTCGGATTTTACTGTTTAAGCATTTCAACAAAATAGAAACATGGGAATTGCTCGAAAAAGAATTTGGGGACATAACCTACGAAACAGGGCTTGAAAATATAGCTCGGTTTTTAGACGATTGTATTGACAAAGGGATAGCGATATATGGAAATGCATATATCATCAATTGTTTCTTTTACCAATACCCCGAATATGCGCATATTGCTGGAATGAGTAAACATCGTGCTCATTTCGTAATCTACGAGGACGAAATATTTCAGAACGGGCATTTATACGATTTCCTTGAAGCGAAGTCATTAGAGGAGCTGTTTGGAGTGTTTAGAAAGATGAAAATATATGGGGATTTTACCGCACAGCAGTATGCGATTGACCTGAATTATTCTACCTTGTTCAACTTTGATGAAAATGATTTTGTGATAACTGGTCCGGGGAGCATTCGTGGAATAGAAAGAACTTTTGAGGACGCGCGAGGGTGTGATTATGTGGGCGTGATTAAGTGGGTTCATAAAAATTTTGAGGAGCTGATGTCCCACTTCGAGAAAGAAACAGGAATGGAATTTAAGCCCCTTCCTAATCGGTTGCCGACATTGATTGATCTTCAAAATTGTTTTTGTGAAACAGATAAGTTCCTTAGAGGAATGGGGATTGAAACGCCCGGTGTAAAGGTGAAAGGGCAAAGGATAAAACATACTTATCTTCCTAATAAGGAAAGGATCGAATATGTGTTTCCTGAGAAGTGGGGTGTGATAATGCCTGGATAGAACCGATATTATGTCGAAAGCGTACACAAAGGTATGATAACTAAAGATTAAATTTATGTTTATAAAAGCAGAGAATTTAAACGAAGCATTTATTGCTTTGTCAAGAGCACTCGTTAACAGCGGTGTAAATGTAACCCGGCGTGGATTTCAATGTCGTGAGATTCCTTCAGCCGTGTTGATAGAAATAACAAATCCTATTGACAGATATGTTCGTATCTCGGAACGTAAGTGGAACAAAACTTTGGGGTGGATTGAGTCTTTATGGATTGCCCGTGGTGATAATTGCTTAGATATGCCTGCTGCATACGTTAAGAATTTGAAAACTTTTTCTGATGATGGGGAGTTCATGAGAGCAGGCTATGGTCCTCGGATACGGCGGTATGGAGATAATGACGATATGTTAATAACGACTGACGGACGTAGAATGCGCCGACAGTACAAAAACGGAAAGTCCGGTAACAGAAAAGAACCATCAATGTATCAGAACGTGACTGACCAATTGCGCTTCGTTGTTGAAAAGTTTAAAGAGGATATAGACACTCGGGAAGCAGCTATTACAATTCACGATCCAATTTCTGATGATTTTGATGGAAGTGCAGATTATAGTGTTGACGCCGGGGGACTGCCTCTTTTAAAAACAAAAGACACTCCCTGCACACGTTCAATTCATTTTATGGTTGTTAATGGGAAAATGAATTGTTATGTTGACATTCGATCAAACGACATCGTGTGGGGATTTAGCGCGGTGAATGTTTTTAATTTCACATTGATGCAGGAATATATAGCTGCTATGGTTGGCGTTCCGGTTGGAAGTTACTTTCATAAGGCGGATAATCTTCATGTTTATCAAGAGTTTTTACCGCTTGTCGAACAGGTTGCTAAAAAAGAAATCGGGACTTTCCCCTCCGGGACAAACTTTACTTATACCCCAACGTATAAAAGTTTAAAGGAGTTCGATTATTTGATTAAACAATTGTCTAGCTTTGAGTCGATGTGCCGGGAAGGGGTTGTGAGCAAAAATGAATTAAGAGGAGCACTTGACAGTATGTTTCAGGATGAATTATTCAGCGACTGGGCAAAAGTTATCTTCCGTTATTGGACAAAGGAAACAGTTGAATTTAAGAATCCATTGTTGAACGAATTGTTCAACTAAGTTAATTAAATAAAGAAGATTTCGTATGAATTACAAAAAGATTAACATTCTTCTGGGAATGAAAGATATTCAGAGGCTACCTAATACCCCCCATCATCGGGGATACAACCTTTTGGAACACGGACTGGTCGTAGGGATGCTATTCCGTTGGTTTGCTTCAGAAGAGGACGTTTCTTATGACATAAATGTGTGGGATAAAGTGTTGATGCATGATTATGTTGAAAGCGTAACAGGTGATTTAAACGCTTGTGTAAAGAAGTTCAATGTCAAAACGGCTGAGGCTTGGGATATTATTGAGCATGAAATTTGTGACGGTGATTCGGTTCTTTTTCCCTATTCTGATAGGGTGATTAAAGAGTCTATGACTGAAATGCAGTACAGACTTTTCAAATGCTGTGATTATCTTGATTTATGGATTTTTTGTAAGAATGAAGTTGCTTTAGGCAATAATACACAAAAAATTCATAGTGTTATGAAACATTGTAATGAACTTTTAGAAAAATATTCTGATAACTGGAATTATTTTAAATCAATTAAAAAATTTACTGAAAACTATGTCGGATAATAAAGGAACTATTTACGGATTAGTGGGCGTAATAGGTAGTGGGAAATCTTACCGAGCTACACAATTTCAGGAAAATTCTAAAGCAGAAGGTAGATCGGTAATAATTGGAGATTTTAGTGATGGGATACGTTCGATTTTGATGAAAATTTTGACAGGAACAGATTGCCATATAGATGTGAATTCTGATGTTTACAGATATTGGAAAAATAATTTTCAGTCTTTTCTTTTACCTTTTTCTATTTATCCAAATCCTGTGCCGTATGCGATTGGTGTTAGAGGGCGTGATTTATTGCAAAGAACAGGCGAAATTTTAAAAGATATTGCCGGAAATGACGTTTGGGCGAAATGGACAGGTAAACAAATTACAAAAATTTGGACATCATTGCCTGATGAAGATGCTTATCGAGCTAATATTGTTTTCGGTTCTGTACGTTTCTTAGAGGAAGTTGAAGTTATTTTTGATATTGCAAAAATGACTTCAAAAGAAGTTGAAATAATTTTCTGTAATTTTAAGTCAGGTAAATACGAACTAAACAATCATACCAGTGAATTACTTGCTAGGCATTTTGTTGAATTAGGTTTTAAGGATGGTGACGATATTACTGAACAACTTTATGAAATGTTAGTAGATGAAAGAATTTCTTGATTACCTTGAAAAGAATTTAATGTGCTACACGGTTGTTGACGAAGGTATTGTTGAAATTGGTGGTAGTACATTTGAGTTATATAAACCTGCCTATGATGGAGCGTTATTTGATGACGACTTTAATTTTGTAGGTATTCCAGCCAGTGATAGAGGTGGAGAATCAGTAGGAACTGAATGTGACTATTATGCTTATCGTTTCGGAGGAGTGTATTATATGCTCCCTAGGGGGAAAGAAAACGATGTAAAGTTAATTCGGTTAAAGTATGTAGGGCAAGCTGCTCAGGAAATTCCTACGGAGGTTTTCTTAGGAGTTCACGGACAATATGAAATAACTTCTGGCTCTGGACCATATAGCGAATGGTGTCGTAAGGCAAAATTTCTAGGGGTACATACGTTGGGAATTTGTGAGAAAAACAGTTTAGCCGGGGCACTTAAATTTCAGGAGGAGTGTCAAAAGAATGGGTTGAAGAGTGTGATTGGAATGGAATGTACTGTCTCCGATGAGCCTAACGATTATCGTTTTACGGTTAAAGTATATGCCCGAAATGAAAAGGGTTGGAGGGACTTATTGACAATTAATAAGTTTATCAATTGCGACAATCCCAAATATATCAGTCTTTCTGACTTTAATGCTGTTACTCGTAATAATGATGATTTAGTATTATTTCTTGATCCTAAAACGCTTGATTATTCAAGACTGAAAGGGTTAGGTCTTGATGCTGTAATATATCAACTTGATCCCGTTGAATATACTGATAATAGTCGGGATGAAAAGTATTTAAAGAACCTGAAAGCCTTCTTTAAAGACAGAAATTTAGTTC